CCAAACTGATCAACAGAATCAGTAAGTTCAATCATCTTGGCATTGTATCCACCGATCTTTCCAAGATCAGATGCGAATGAGGAAGCCAGGCTTGTCTTTAAGCCTACCGCTTGCTTATCAAGATTTTGTAATGTATTGTTTAATAGGTTTGCTTCAGCAGTAAGCTTTTGCATTTGTCCAATAACTGGACCAAAGTTGGCTGAATAATTAAATTGAGCATTAATATTAGCCATTTATATTTTCCAACCCCATAACTTCATAGCCAAGACCATCACTTGCACTTATGCCAAACTGTAAAGCATAAGCAGAATTGTCATCTCCGCCTAATCTTCTTTCTGCTCTTGCACTAACCTCTGAAAGACTTACTGGGGCATCTGGACCAGACTGACTAGAACTATTTTCAGACAAGTCAATTCCTTGAATGGCAGCTAAAAACTTATTTTGACGATTTTCTTTGTCATGCATCGCACCTAATGTAGCTATCAATTCTTGCATAGAAAGACTTGATTCAAGTTCATCATAGTCTTTCCAGTGACCCAGAAGGAATACTTCCGATTCTAGGGCAGCTAGGTCTAGTTCATTCCAGCTAGTTCCTGAGCTGCCGTTAGCAGGTTTGGGTCGTTAAGCTTGATATCTGCAGCAACCTCCAATATTTTATACATAGATTGAAGATCTAAAGCCTCTTCTAGCTTTTCCTTTTCAGAAATCTCTGGTGCGAATTGTTTCATTGCAATGGATGTGCATTCAAGCAGAAGGTCTAAAAACTCATCTTCTGTAGTTTTTGTTTCAACTTCTCTCCACTTCGTCATAACCTGACGTAGGTTCTTTAAGTTTAATGGTTTTACAGTAATGATTGTTCCATCTTGTAGTTCCATTTCGATCGATTCGTAAATCTTGGTAGCCATTTTTCTCCTATGTTGTTCCTTTGTCCATTATAGCCTACTATTTATTATGTAAAAGCAATATGGTGGGTATTTCTACCCACCATATTACACGATATTTAGTTATAAGTTACGCAGTGTAAACACGATCGATAACTTTTCCGTAAATTGCGTTTCCATCAGCTGCTGTTTGCGAGTCAGACGGGAGTAAGCGGAATGTTACTGGGAACACCGTAGCTTCGTTACGCTTGATACCTACAGAAACTGTTTCCATAGATAGAGCACGAGAACCTAAGTAAATACGTTCTACGACTGTTCCACCGTTAGGGGTTGTGTCTAGCAATGAAGCTGGACCTGGACCTACGATAAGAATAGAACGCTCTACTGGAGCGTATCCTAGAGCACCACCATTAAGATTCAAGACACGAGTCTTTCCTTCAGATGAAGCAGCAAGACTTGCTGATTCTAGGTCGGTTGACTTTCCACCAAGAACAACAAGGAAGTTTTCCAATGTTGCTTCTGTAAGAGTAGTCTTAATCATAACTTTTTGACCTTGCTTGTAAATCTTAGCAACGTCTAGAAGTTGATCAACCTGTACTTCGCCGTAATCTGGTTCAAAGGACATATCTACACCTTCCGATGTAAAACCAACGTGAGTAAACTTTGTTGAGTTTACGTTGGCTGGAGTCTGGTATGTACCTTGGGTGTTAGCCACAAAAGTCTTTGTTGAATTTCCTCCAGCGACATCTGGGATGTCTGTTACTGTTTTTTCAGTATTGTCTGCACCGATGTAAAGAACACCAGCACCAACAATAATATTTTTTGAATTATTAGCCATTTTTTTATTTGCACCTCCTGCTTTTTGTTGATTTAGCTTTCGGGGGCTTCCTCAATATCTATTTTACCACAAATCTCTTACGAGCGTGAATACTCATATGTTACATATAGGGTAGAAAGATTAAGACCAGACTCTAAGCCAACAGGCTTTTTCTCATCTAGGGAATATTGTTCTTGGCGAACCTTGATGTATTTAAAGTTAATTCCAGTATCTCTGATATGGTTATTTATATCAAATGCTGAAATATCAAACTTGCTCAAAGTATCATAAATGAAGTTCTTTAGGGGATATAATTTATCCCAAGATCCTACTATAGTAAGGGTTGCTTCTTCTCTAATTAGTGGGAATGTTTTAGCTTCCACCCCAGTATAAAGAAAGTCATACAGGATATAAGGTTTTGGGTTGGTAATAGCATTTGAATCATTAATAGCAAAAATAGGCTGAATATCATAAGCATCTGTATCCCAGACTGTACTAGAAAGTTTTGTACTTCCAGTAACTTGACCTTTAGCCAAAGCCCAAAGATAATTGCCAATTAACATAACTGGTAATTTTGTATAATCTGGCATTACTTTGATCTCCTAGCGATTCTATTTGCTGACTCTTTAGCCATTCCAGAGCTATTAAGGTTTCCAGAAGAAATCCTAGATAAAGTAACTTCTGATTCTTTAAACATCTCTTGGTTAATTTTATCATAAAAACCAACATCTTCTAACATCATAGATGCTTGCCTATTCATATAAGAATTGAATGTTCTTTCAAATGCTCCTGAAACTGCAGTTCCTCCAGGATTTGGAACATAGGATTTTTTTGTAAATACCTTTTCTCCATCTATATCAAAAACAAGGTACTTTCCGTTTCTTGGTCTTATTGTAACTGGATTGCCCTCTTCCATTACAAAGGCTCTTTTTCTAAACACCTGACCGCTTCTCTCAGGCACTGTAGCGTCTTTAAAAGTATATTGTATACTTGGATTACCAGAAGTTGCCACAATAGTATAATAGAATAATCTAGCATTTGCACTGCCTATTTTATCGTTTTCATAAACGTGATGAAAAGATGCACTATCTCTTCTTGCTAAGTTATCCATATAAAACCCAAAGTATTGACCAACAATGTTTAATCCATTTTTGATTATTTGACTTTTATTTTGTGGATTATTGTGAAGTTCTACAAGTGTTTCAGTATGGTATCTTGCTGTGGCTGTAATCTTTTCAGCCATCTTACCAGTATCTACTGCCATATTAAGCTACTTCTAGTGACTGTATTTCTTGACGCTTTAATACCGTTTCATATTCTAGAACTTTTCCTAAGTAGTCAAGAAGTGGGGTAGTTCCAGATGGTTCAAATATTGTTGCTCCATCTAAACCACCTGCCGTATTTTGAATATATTCTTCTGTCCAAATAATACCCTCAGAGTTTCTTATTGCAACAACACGGTATTCAGTGGATATTGGGGCTGCCGTTCTAATTTTTATAAAATCTTTTGTTATTGTGATATAGTCTTTTAAGTCTACCTGTGCAGAGTTTCCACCAAGTTGTGATCCAAGAATACCACGAGCATAACAGGCTACTGTTTCTTGAAGTTCCCAAGACTTTTCAATCATACCGTTTGTTGCATTACGGGTGGTGGTTGAAACATAAATATCTGCTTTCATACTATATGTAGAATGGGCTAAACAAGACATTTAAATCGCCTTTAGATTCCAAACCTTATATTGAGAAAGTAATGAGTCTACATATAGGTTTCCAGTACCATTTAACATTCCATCTGCAAACTGAAGATTAAAGGAATCGTTTTGAATTGACTTTAAACCTTTATTTCTATAAATAGAATCACTGCACATAAAGTCATTAATCAGTTCATATACCGCAATCTTAATATCTTCTGGAACTGCCTTCCATCCATATTCACCACGAACTAAATATGAAGAGTCTTTTCCAAAATATGAAGGGTTTACCAAAGGATTTTGATCTACCCATTCAGTGATGTTTACACCTTCTGCTACTACCCTAAGAGCAAACTTGCTTGGTGCGATTGCTACAGTTGCTCCAAGAATATCAATAGCTGGATCTTCTGTAGAATCATAAATTACAAGGTCATCATAGGTAATCTTATCAAATGATTCAATTCTTTGACCTAAATGCAAAAGATCGGTATTTTGTCCATAAGCACCTACTGTCTTATATTCAAACTTAAATTCTGAGTTTATATAAGCATTAATCAAATACCTTGCTTTTCTTTCAAGTTTTTCAATAAATGAATCTGATTCAGCACCAATTATGTTAGTTTCAGTAACTTTATAATTCTCAAAATAAGTTGTTATTTCAGATACTGTTGCATATGGTCTTTTAATTGTAATATCTACATTTTCTGTTGAATATCCATTTACCTGTATCGACTGTATTTCAACTATTAATGATCTATCATATTTAGACGCATCACTATTTAAATCAATAGTGTAACTAGTTGTTCCTTGTTTTAAGGCTTTATGTACTCCTGACTGTGATCCAGTAGTATTAATTTTTGTTCCAGCCTCCGCATTTTCATAAGTAGTTGAAACATTAAAAGTATTTGTAGCTGTGTTTGTTACATAATAAATAGCACTTGTATTTAATCCAGTTGGTAGTGCTCCAGTTGTAGAAAACTTTATAGCATCTCCAAGAACATATCCGTGAGCTGTTTGGGTAATTACTGCAGGAGTTGCAATAGTAATTGTGCATATATCAGCAGTGTCTGCAAAGGTTAATTCATCGTATTGAATATAAGTTTCATTAGTATTATCATAAACACTGTAAACTAAACTGGCTGTATTTTGTGGGGCGGTATAGGTAAAACTAGCAGTTCCTAAATCATTTACTAAAACTTCCATTTAAATACCATAGAAAGATTTTACTTCTTCCTTGGTAGCCTCCCTTACTTCATCTGCTTGGTTAGCTAATATTTGCTCTGCCAGCGATTTGTTTACAAGTACAAATGGTTCATCAATATCAAACTTTACACCATTTCCAGCATAATATCCACCACGTTTAATAGCCATAGTTAGAAGAATTTTTTCTTCTTTTGTAGACTCTACTTTTGCTTCTTGTATTTTTACCTTAACTTCTTCTTTTGTAGGACCGTCTTCATAATCAAACAAAGACTTTGATGATTCTTCATACATTTCCCAAGTAATTTTAGCTTCTTCAATAGCTTCAATAATATCTTGTTTCCTTGCATTTTTTGATATCTCAATATCAAATGATAGACATAAACCCTTAAGGTCTCCTATTGTTTTATTAGATAACATAAATCCTCCTAATTATTAATTATACACTAAAAAGAAGTAAGGGTCGAACAAGAGCCCGACCCTTACTAAGATAGCCTTGATTAGCTCGCAGGAACTGCGTATGCTATTGCTGACTTTTCTTCTAGTGCTACGCCCATACGGACATAGACTGTGTACTCTACAGAGTCCTTTCGTGGTTGGAACTCACGATGTACTGTAACGTCTCTCTGGAAACCCCAAATGCGGTTTGAAGGAAGCGTTAGATCTACATAGTCTTCTGGATACAAAGGAACTTCTTGAACTGGAAGACCGAAGATGGTGTATTGAGCACCAGCTGGACCGCCAATTCTAGGAGTAACTCCATCAATTACACGAGTAGCAACATCGTAAGGAACTGAAGTTCCGTCAGTTGTATTAACTGTGCGGAGCTCTGTTAGTAATTCCTGAATATGCTTGCTATTCATGTAGAACTTAAGATCCTGACGGCGAGCCTTGAACTTACGAGGCAATGCATTGTAGATTGCTTCAATAGCATCAAGAGTCAACTTTGTGGAAGCACCATCTGCACTTTCTGGAGATGTTTCCCAAATGTTTGTCATTGTTGCAACAGCTGCTGCTGCTTCGTGTGCACCCGTGTAAGATGCGTCTTTAATCTGACGAACGAATCCTGCAAGAGTTGTATTGTAAGTACCATCGCCAGAAGATCCTGGGCGACCGTTAATTGCAATGTCCTCAAGATCGTTTCCGAACTGAGTTGCCATCAAACGTACAACGTGATCCTCTAAAGAATTACCTTCAATCGAGTCCTCTAGGGATTCGGTTGATAGTTCGTACTGTAGACGGAACTTTGTTGTTACTAGTTCGACTTTTGTAAATGCTGGAGCAGCGTTTGCACCTGTATCTTCAGCTTGTGTAGCTTTTGTTACAAGACGTGAACCAACACGGACCTTATCCAATTCCATAGTATTTCCACGCATTGTAACCTTACGACCATCGTTAGCGAGAACCATCTGATCAAAGATGTAGTCGATAAACTGTGTAGATTGTGTTGGGTTAAGAACACCACCTGCGTCATTTGAGTTTCCTTGTGCTGTCATAGCACCAGGAGATGTTAGTGGAGAAAGAACTGTACCGCTTGCTGCGGCTTTTTCTAAAATATCACTCATTTTTATTTTTCACCTACCTTTATTTTCTAATTTAAGTATTGCGAGGAACTGAGGAAGCGGCCCCCCCATACAGAATCTGACTTCTGTATAGTTGTTTCTGTGGAACTCTCAAGTTCCCCAGATTTCTTTACAGCGGTATCATTTTCTACAGATTCCAATCTTCCATTAATTGTTTGTACTGCATTTACGATATCCGCCAAACCTTTGTTGATCTCTTCTAAACGAGAATCATTTTCTACAAGCTTATCGGTTAAAGCTTTTGTTACTTCTGCAACAGTGTTTACAACACCATTAACAGCAGCAGCATTTGTTTCGCCACTCTTTGTAAGAGCTTCGCCAACAAAATTTTTGATTTCACTAAGAGTCTTTTCAAGGTCAGTCGCCTCACCATTATCGGTGGAAGCGTCATCTGCAGATCCCTCTGTATCTACGGATGTTTCGACTGTATCTTCTGTTACTTCAACTTCATCAGACTTTGCAATCTCTTCTTCTGCTGGAGCTTCTTCGGCTTCAACAATTTCATCAACTACAACTTCTTCTGCAACTTCTACAATTTCTTCAACTGTAGCGTCTTCTGCAACTTCGTTATTTTCAGTCATATCAACACCTCCTTCATTTATTTGTGTGGCAACTGACTTTGCGCCATTTGCCTCATTCACTACTGTGTTAGGTAGAGAAACTTCTTGTTGTACGCCAATAGATTTAAGGACTTTAACTGTCCAAGATCTAAGTGTACTCATTTTATGTCCTACAACTGTTTCAGACGGATTCCAAGAGTTTCCGTCTTTTTGATAAACTCTGATAGTCACCGCTGGATCTTCTGGAGTTCCAGTGATTGTAAAATCAGAATTTGGTACTTTAATTTTACCATTAGTTACTACTCTTGTTACTTTACCTCTTGCTATTACCCCTGAAGAACTCCACTGAACAAAATCTCCAGTAGAAAATGATGCTTTTTGCATTTCATCTTTCTTTTTCTTTTTACGCTCATTTTCTTCATGAACGTATTTTGCTTCAGTCTGGATATCTGAAAATACTCTATTTTGCTTTGGATACTTCTTTGGAACATCATCACTTGTAATAGTTCCTGCATTATCTGCCTTATGTAATTTAACTACTTTTGACATTGCTTCTTCAACATTTGCCTTTGTAATTTCATCAATCCAACCAATAGATGGTAGATCGGAAGTGCATGAAGAGCATGAATATTTTTCTTCATTTGAAAGATATGCCATTTCTTCTGTTTCACACCAGAATACATTTTGGATATTGGACTTGGAGAACATTCCATCAACAACATCGCCATCGATTGTTTTCTGAATAGAAAAGATATTGGCAAACTGATTAGCAGGTGAATCAACAAGTGACAGTTCTACTAAATCGTATTCTTTAATAACACGAACTGTTTTATTTGATTCTTCATCAAGCTCATTGTCTGTTTCTTTAATTGCACCGCCGATTGAAAAACCAGTGAGTGTACCATCAAGAACCATCTCCCAGATGTCTTGAGCACCCTTAGAAACATAGGCATCTACAAAAACTCCTGTATATTGCTTGCTTGTCTCTGGGTCGAAAAAAGTGTCTGATCTAAAAGAAACAACCTTTCCTGCTGGAATAGGTTGGTGCATTAATCTTACATTACCACGAAAGTTTGCAAAAGCTTTTTCTGATGCTTCTGGAAGAACTCTATCGCCCTGTTTGTCAATATTATCAAGCGTTGCAAAGCCAGAAACAATACGCTTTTCTTCATCAATCTTAGAAATAGGCATCGTCAAGTTGACGCTGTTACCATTCATAGAAAGCGATGCTTTTTGTAAATTAATCATAACACTTTAATTATACAGTGTTTTTCTTGTTACGGTTGTTGTCTGCCTTCGCCTTGTGCATTTCTTGCACCAGTTTGACCTTCATCTGCTAGATTGTTTTGACGCTGTTGGTCCCTTAACCTATTTCCAGATGCTTGTGCAGTTTGTTCTGCAGCCTGTTGACCTGTTAGTTTAACTGGCTCATCTCCCCCAGGAATACCAGACATTCCCATTCTGGACCTAACTTCATTAGGAAGAATTACCTGCATTCTCAAGTAACGCTCGTCAATCTTGGACTGCGTATCCTCATCAGTAAGAGTAAGTTCATTAAATGCAAACTTAAACATATCTGTTTTTTCAGAAATAATTGCAGTAACTCTTTTTTCCAAAGCATCCTGTGCTGGGCGAGTAACTTGTTCCTTAAAGCTCTTGTCTGCTTCTTTAGCAGCAGCAAGCGAAAGACCTTCTCCTGCACCAACTTTTGTCATTGGAACACGGTGTGCCATAAGAATTTCTTGAAGATTAGACTTACGATACTTATCAAATGATCCGTCTTGAATACCGTTTTCAACGGCTTCCATCTTAATCTCAACCTTGGAGCCTGAGTCATCTCCAGGAAGTGGGACAATAAGTGTTCTATGAGATTGACCACGAAGGTTGTTTTGGAAGAACTCAAATAGCTTTGATTCGGCATCTCTGGAAAGTTTTGCTCCCTTAATCCAGAAAATATAGCGTGGCGTTGCTTTGTTTTCAAAATACTCTAAGTTAAACTTTGAAGCAAACTCGTTACCTGCCATAGCATTTTTTGCAGGAACAATAGCAGGAACACCATAATAACTATTTGTTGGTGTGTAGTCAGCAATATGAATGATTTCGTTTGGTCTTGTATCTATTCCAATAGGTGCTGGATTATTATCTTCATCGTGAAAGTTTTTAAAGAATATAAATTTTCCACCAACAAGTTGAACAAACCCATCACGAACTCTACGAATACGCATTGTTGCAGCAGGGATATGACCAATGTATCCAATCTCACCAGTAGTCTTTCTACCGATTTCAATATATCCGTTTCCAGTTGTTGCAAAGTCAAGATAGGCTTTTGTTAATGTTTCAGTAAATGTGTCATTATCATTTCTGGTGTCAAGCCATTCTAGAATCTCTGCTTTTGCACGTTCTAGTTTCTTTCTACTTCTATTAAGTCTTTCTGGGCTATCTGCCATATCTTCAAGCATTTGCTTAACTTTTAGAGATGGTGTTAAGTCATAACCCAAGCCAACAATATTAGTTACTTTTGCATTAATTGCAGCATAATTAGCAGATGAAACCTCATAGGTTTTTCCAAGTGCAATAAGATTATATGGTGGTTCTACAACATCAAAAAGACCATAGCCATATTGAAGAAATATAAGTTGCTTTGATTCTGCATCATCACCGCTAATGCCGTTAAGTGGTATTGCATAAGTTGAAGATGTAGCACCTATTTGTGCTGCCTTTTCAAGTTTTCTTTTAGCATTGCGTTTGAAATTTTGATTAATTCCATTATACTTTAAAAGCTCAACAGAAGGTGATTTAAACTCATCAACTATTACAAGCTCCTCACTTTTTTGTAAGCTATCAATAGCGATATCTCTACCAAAAATCATATGCTGACTTTGGGGGACTTCGTTATCTTCCACTCTTTCGCTCATTTGCAAAAATTTCCTTCCAGTTTTCGGTATCTCCGTAAGGGGTATAACCCTCAATCATTCTGTCAATATCTTCTCTTGCCTGACTATCGGTAACTCTTCCAACTCCAGGCATAAACTTTGCTACACCGTCTGGCTTGCCCCAATATGCTGCTGCTTTTGCAAGAGAGCTCATATTTATAATATCGTGTTTCATTGAAGGAACATTAAGGGTGTTACCATCATCATCCTTAAATGGCTCTCCATCTGCCAAGATCCAAACATAAATTCCATACTCTGCGGTAGACTGAACCGCCTCTACACCTTTTTTAGTATTATTCATACCACTATGATACCATTTTTACTGTTCTTGGTCAAGTACTTGTGCGGTAGGTGGAGAAACCTTGCTCTTAATTTTTTCTCTAGTTAAAGAATTTTCTATAAAACCATCAATAACACTATAGTAATATTTTTTTGATCCAATAACATATACTTTTGATTCATCTAAAGTTTGTTTTGTTAAAACTATTTTCTTCTGTTTTGGAGTACCTGCGACATCCTCTAGTGATGTAACCTTGTATAGATAAGTTTTTCCAAACAAAATAGTGTCATCAACCTTTAGAGCTAATTTTCCAATTTTAAATTTATTTGATTCTTTAGTGTTATTTTCTAACGCATAATTTCTCATAAATATTGGGGTTCCAGGAGATATAGTTTCTACATTACCATCAAAAGTGTATGTTCTATTATTAGCTGTAGTTGGAACTGCACTAATTTTATGTTCATTTAAATTTACGTTAAAAGAGCTGAATTTAAAAATTCCAGTTTCATCATCAAACTTTATTGAATTACTGTTACTTGTAGCACCCAAAGATTGCAAACCCCAAGAAACTTTATTTCCTTTTGAATTTGTAAGGTTTTTGGTGGTATAAGTATATGATTCTTGACCACTAATTTCTGCTCCAAATTTTCCAACGGGTGCTTGATATTTAATTTCTTCTAACGTGCTAGAACCAACATAAGATATGCCATTTAAATTAGAGAAACTATCGTTTAATTTAAAGTTATAAGTATTTATATCTGTTGCTTTATTTGCATCTGGAACATTTCCAGATAAAAGATTATAAATGTTTGTTATAGTTTTTCCTGCAGTTGTTTGATCGGCGAATGGTCTATAGAATAGCATTAATTGATCAATATATAG